GAAAAGGGTCAATTCATTAAGACAACCGAGTCACGTCTCCGCTCTGCATCGTGGAATATCGCGCAAAGCATCGGTCGAAAGGGTATTGTCGGAATCAATTATTTCAACGAGGCCATCACCGAGGAGATTGACGCAAGAGGAGATGAATTTTTTGATTTGCTGAAAAATGAACTCGAAAAACGTTTATTGTTAAACTCCCGAACTCAATCGGGCAAAGGAATAAAATAATGGCAATTACAATCGAATCACAACCGTACTCGGTCACGGCGCGAGGTCAACGACTGATGTTTATCGCTACATCGGACAACACGGGCGAGTTACAATTTAAATATGGGGTGAAAGTCACCGCGTCAAGCACTGGTCAGGTGCTTCAATTCTTAGTGACTCCCGACATCGACGGCAAGTTGATTTTTGACTTGCAAAGTGTGGTCAAGTTACGCAACGAGGATTCTCAAGATGGGTGGCATTCTCAAGACTTTACGAATTACTTTGAGGAACCTATCGGAGGGGCGATTGAGGACTATGACGTTCAATTACAAGAATGGTGGTTGATTACGCCAGTAGGCGGAGCACCGACAATGACCGAGAACGAATCGGCAAGAGAAGATATATCTCTCCGAGTATTTAATGCATCGCTATCGCCATCATATGGGTATCGACCCGACGTCACAACAACGGAAAATCCTTATTCCTTTTCACTTGGCACGAACACCGCCCAAACGTTGAGCGATAGGGTTGCCTCAACTCACAAGTGGTATATGGCCGATTCATTTGCAATTGGTTCGGTTGATGCCGTTTATATCCCCGTTTTTAATGGCGATTATGGATTGCTTTCGATATTAGCAACAAATCAATATCCCTCAAGTGATCCCCCATTCTACGCGCGATATACTATTTATGATGAAACTGGAGCATTGTCAACTTTCACATTGAACACCGGGGTCATCAACGGAATGGTTCACGTCCCTTGCTATCCAAAAAACCTAAGCAATGACGGCGCAATATCCGTCAATCCTGACAATACTCCCGACTGGAATTATTACACGATTAGCATACTTGACGAAAGCACGAATCTTGCGGCGATTACTTATTGTTTTTACAATGCCTCGATTTGGGGTCAATACGATTGCCGATTTGACCGAGTTCGCCTTGGTTGGGTGAGTTCGCGCGGCGGTTGGGACTATTTCAATTTCATAAAGAAAAACGAATGGAATAACCAAATCGAGCGCAAGCAATATCGCCGGGTTCTCTATCGTAACTCGACCGAGATATTTAGACCCGCAGACCGTCAACTTTTCGACCGTGAAAATATCGTCTCGCGAAATATGACCATAACGAGTGACTGGTTGCAAGAGGGCGAGTATGTATTTTTGAAAAACTTACTTTTCTCGAATCAGGTGCAAATGATAAACATCGACGGCACTCAAACACCCGTGTCGATAACCGACACCGCATTCAACGAGAAAAAAGAGCGAAGCGGTAAAAAATACAATATCACTCTCACGATTACACTTTCACAAGATTACTGGTTATGATAAACGAGGTTCATTTGATTGTCCGCAGAGGCGATGAGATTCCTATTTTAAGTATGAGCAACGCGCCAACACTTGGCGATGTTGGGTCACAACGAATCATTGTTGACGCTTTTGCGGGTCAAGATGACCTCGTTGGTCAAACAATTACGCTCATCAATTCCAATGGCGACACAAATGCAAGGTTCTGCAATTCGATTCAAGAGGACACGCCGTCGGTTGGTCAAACGCGAATCAATTTCCTTACGACTTTCACCTTTGATTTTCGTCAAGGTGCTGGGGGGTATTTCATTATTGGTGATACTAAAGATTATTATGTTGACCTTTATGAAAACGAGTCGATATCGCAGAACTGGTCATTCACCGACCTTGCTGAATTAAGAGCGACGGGGAGTTATTCTCGCGAGTTTCGCATTCCCTTGACTGACCGAAATCAGGAAGTGTTCGGAGCGGTTGCAAACGTCAACTTTTTGAGTTCAAACACAACCGACACGCTATTCAATACAAAGATTCCCGCCGAGATTCGAGTCGATTCGTTGCCCATCATTCGCGGTCATTTGCGTTTGATGAAAGTATTTAAACAACGCGATAGGCATATCGATGTTCAAGTCGCTTTCTATTCGGAGACGCCCGACTTGTTCCGGGCAATCGGCGAAAAAAAGTTAAGTGATATTGTCGCGCTCAACACATTAAATGAAGTGATCAATTATGCTAATGTAACAACCGAGACACCCGACCGAATATGGTCATTATGTGACCGGGCGCAACTTTGGAGTAATGGAGGAGAGGCGAATTCTCGACCGATATTAAACCCAAGCAACCCAGTATATCCCGCTGACTTAACGCCCGCAGTCAGTTGGTGGTTTCTACTCAAAAATATCATCGCCGAAGCGGGGTTCGACCTCGTTGGGTCATCGATTGAAAACATCATTGAGGACTACTATATGCCTTTTTGCAACACGCCAATACTGGCGACGCAAGCGGGAGCAAACGAGTATTTTTTCGCGGCATATCCATCGACATCATTCGCGGTCGATGATGGATTTAGCGGTGTGTCAAGTTATCAAAATATGACTGAGGTGTTTGATAATAGTAGCGATTTCAATCCAGTCAATGGGAACAACTTTCCAGTATCAACCTTACCAATAACAAGCATCGGTTCGATTGATTTAACTTTTGATCTTGACTTGCAAATCGGCGATACGTTTTTCGTCGAGTTCGTATATTACCAAGCGTCGGCGGTTTTCTTTGGAGGCGGAACTCCGACTTGGACTCCAGTTGACACATTTGAAAACCCGACTATCGGTCTTTATGGTTTTTTTGGGACGGCCTTGGGAACGGGTGCTTTTTTTGAATTGATTGCCGCCGATGTGCAAGTCGGGTCAACTATCGACTACAAACAAAATGCGCCCGATATGAGGCAGATTGATTTCGTGAACGACGTTGTCAAGATGCACAATTGCGCCATCATTCCGAGTCGAATCTTCCCGAATCAAATCGCAATCGTTCCGCAGAACAATTATTTATTTACTGGCGATGTAGTTGATTGGACTGATAAACTCGATATCTCAAAAGATATTATTTTGTCGAGTACAACCGACATCCAAAAGGCCAAGTTTCAATTCACATATACTGCGGGCGAAGATGCATACTCGAAGGTTTACAAAGATGCAAACCGCGTGTATGGGGATTTCCAAGTCGAAGGATATACGGTCAACCCGTCAACACCTCCGAGTGATTTTGCCAAGGGAGACCAACGAATTCAACTTGTGACAAGGAGCACACCCGCCGCACGAATACCAAACACGGGGACTCCGATTCCTTGTTTCTATAATGACTCTCTTGAGTTCGTTGCGCCCGGCCCTCGCGCCTTGTTTTACGCGGGAAGTGTCAACATCAACCTATACAATGACGGCACAAATCTCGCGACACCGACGACGATAGTGCCTATCTTAAACCATTATTCCGACGCTTATCCTGACGTCCCTGATTTCGATTTGAACTGGGCACCGGAGATTCCTCCTCACGCCTCGACGGTTATCGGCAACCCGATAAACAATTTGTTCAACCTATACTGGCGCAACTATATGAACGATCTTTACTCACCTGAGGGTCGAATTATGGAGGCGTTTTTTGCGCTTGACCTCAATGATATATTGACCTTTTCGTTTGCCGATAAGATATGGATTCAAGATGCTTACTGGAGAATCCTTGAAATCAGTGACTATAAAGTCGGACTTAAGGAAAGCACAAAAGTCAAGTTGATTAAGTTCCTTGACCAAGTGAATGACTGTGCATCAACTCCCGTGAGCGTGACCACAAACGGCGAGGTCAACTTTGAGAATGCAGATGGCGATCCCGTCGAACCAAGTGAAGATTGTTGTTCGCGTTATGGATATTTTTGGGACGAAATCAATGGTGTGTGTTGGGCATTTAACAACGGTGGTCAATTCCGCAACTCAATCATCGACAACCCAGTGAGGACATTTGGATCATCGTTGAGCGTTGCACCAAGTTCGGTTGTTGACGGCAATAAAGTCTCAATCGCGGGCAATAACGGGAATATGCTTGCGGTCGGTCAGGACTTGACATTGACCAAGTATGTTAACGGAAGCAACCTCCTCGGAAAAAACGTCGAGGTAAATCTTCCCGGAGTTCACATCGGAGGAGGTTATCGCGCGGGGAACTCTGCGGCGACTGAATATGGTTGGGCGCAATTCGGTCAATTTGCTTTACATCGATATCCGACGGTCACATCATCGGGTCAAAGTTGGGAGTTGTTCGTTGAGGGTGTTTCGGATCAACGCATTGAATTGCCTGACGACACTCTTTGGAGTTGCTTGTTTAACCTGACTATCAAAGACGCGGCGGGAACAAGTGAGACATCACTCCATCACTTTACTCTTGAGAAAGTCGGAGGGGTTGCGAACGCCAGTGCAATCACTACGCTCAACACAATCGGTTCAATCGGTGCATATACTTTCGCGTTGTCAATCGATACAACGACCAACACCGATGAACATCGCATCAAAATCACAACAACGGGAGGGACTTATCCTGAGGCATTCTTTTTTATCGGTTCAATTCAATATCAACAATCAAAAACGGCATAATGAGCAACCATATTTCACCCGCACTGGCCTTAATGAAGGTCGGACTCCGAACCAAGCAAAAGAGTCGTCATCTTAAAGGGTGGCGAAAATTCGCCCATCGTGCCGTTCGTTATGCGGTAGGCATCAGTATGCTTTACCTCATCATTAAGTTGTTCATTTATCTTACTTTTTAATGGCCGAGAATAAGTCATATGTGTTGCAATTGCAAGTTGATTCAACTGGCGCAATCACATCCATCAATAAAGTCAACGAGGGACTCCAAAAAGCCGATAAGACGGCGGGTGATATTAAAAAGTCCGCTGATAAAAGTGCGTCAGGATTCAAGGCAATGGGTACGGCAATCAAAGCGTCGGGAATCGGATTGCTTGTCGCGGCGTTTGCTTTCTTGAAAGAGGTCATTTCGGGCAATCAAAAGGTACTCGACACATTTTCGGCGGTGCTCGGAACTGCGGCCGATATTATTCGCGACCTTTTTTCGTATATAACCGACAACGCGGGTGCGGTCGTTGATTGGTTCAAGGCGATATTCGATGACCCGGTTCAATCACTCAGGGATTTTGGCGATGCCATTGTCGAGAATCTCATCGAACGCTTTCAATCGTTTCTCGACACACTCGGATTCATCGCCGAGGGTGTAAAAAATCTCTTTAGTGGCGAGTTTACTGCGGCACTTGAGTCGTTTAAAAACGCGGGAAAGGAATCGGTCGATGTATTGACCGGGGTAAATAACACCGTTGACCGCGTGAGTGAGGCCGTTGTTGAGGGTGTTGCGGCATTTACCGAATACGCATCGGCGACATACGAGGCGAATATGGCCTTGGTTCAATTGCAGAACAACGCGAAGTTGGCCGCCGCCCAACAAGCACGACTCGCGGAGCAATTTGACCGACAAGCGGAGTTGTTGCGTCAACAACGTGATGACGAAACTCGTTCGATAAGTGACCGAATAAAGTCGAATGATGATTTGCTTGAGGTACTCAAAAAGCAAGAGACCGCGGAACTCGCTGCGGCCAGCGCCCAAGTCGCTGCGGCACAGGCCGCGTTTGAACACAACCAAACAATCGACAATCAGGTTGCACTCACGGCCGCTCTTGCAAATGCGGACGGCGTTCGTGCTAAGGTTGCGGGGTTGATGTCGGAGCAACAAATGAACGCGATGGCCTTGACTCGCGAGTATAACGAATTGCTCAAGGCACAAGCACAAAGCACCGCCGACCTAAACATCGCAAACGCCAAGTTCGCCGCCGATGCCATTCGCAATGACCTCGAACGATTGAACGCTCAACGCGAAGTATTGGAACAAGAGAAGACGATTCAACTTGAGCGATTACAATCCGAAATTGACAAGTATAATCAAGGGACTCAAGCGCGACTCGATGCGGAGATTGCATATAACACCAAGAAACAAGAACTCGACCAAGCACTTGCTACAAACGCAACGGCAATAAGTGACGCGGAAATCGCTCGAACAAATGAGTTGAATATCCTCCGCGCTCAAAACGACCTGATAGGGTTCGACGAACGTCGCGCATTATTGGAACTTGAGTACGCTGAAAAGGAACGTCTCGCGTTTGGTGATGCCGAGAAGATTGTTGAACTCGAACGAGAGAAACAAGAGAAGATTCGTCAACTGAATCTTGAGACTTTTCAAGCGAATCTCGACCTTGCTCAACAAGGAGTGTCGGCATTGCAAGGACTTGCCGACCTCGCATTCGCAAACAAAATGTCGAAGGTCAAAAAAGGTAGTAAAGAGGAGGAAGAACTTGCCCGGAAACAATTTGCATTCAATAAAAAGTTACAACTTGCGGGTGCAATCATTGACGCGGGTAAAGCAATCACCGCCTCGTTAGCCGCCGCACCAGTCGCAATCGGCCCAGTACCGAACCCCGCGGGTATCGCATCACTCGCATTCGCGGCCCTTACAAGCGCGGCGAACATCGCGAAAATTGCATCGACAAAATATGAATCATCGACTCCCCCATCAACAACAACTCCACCGTCAATTGATGGCGGTGGGGACACTGGCGGGACGGGAGCACCGTCATTCAATGCGTTGAACTTTGACCAATTAAACAACCGACCACAACAACCGATTCCCGCGTATGTACTTGCGGGTGACGTAGCAAGTGGAATTGAGGCACGCGATAAAGTCACCGACCTCGCACGAATAGGATAAAAACAAACACAATGGCAAACAAAAAGAAAGTAGTTAAATGCGTTATCGACGCGGAGGGTAAACTCGGAATCACGGCGATTTCGCTTGTTGAGTTTCCCGCAATTGAGGAGACTTGGGTTCATTTATCGGAGCATCGGTTACAAGCGGTCAATGAGGAGAGAATGATGTTATACGGCGCGGCGTTGATTCCTGACAAGCATATCCTCCGAATCGATGAGGAGGGAAACGATTATTATATCACGTTCGATAAGGAGACAATCCAAAAGTGTGCTCACTTATATCTCAAAAAAAATCTACAACATAGCGCAACGCTTGAGCATCAATTTGCGGTGACTGGTTGCACGCTTGTCGAGTCTTGGATTGTTGAGTCGGAGGTTGACAAGTCCACACACCTCGGATTCTCGTTGCCCGTCGGCACTTGGATGCTCGGAATGAAAGTCGATGACGCTGACATTTGGAACGATGTCAAGAGCGGAGCGGTAAAAGGATTTTCGATTGAGGGGATTTTCAATGAGGTTTCCGTTACTATGTCGATAGAGTCATTGCTTAGTGATTTGGATAAATTGTTAAATCAAGTATCTCAGGGTTTAAAGGGAGAGGTCGGTTGACCTCTTTCTTTTTTACAACTATGTAGCACCTACGCAACACGAAGGGGAAAGTCACGGCGATTCCGTTAATTGTCAAAATAAACACGATGAACGTTCGAGATTCAATAAAGGCAATTTTCGCCAAACACAACATCGACCCGTCGGTTCACGGCATTCAACTAAGTGAGCAAGTTGCTCTTGAGGTTGCAAGCAAGTTGATGGACGGAAGCGATATCTACACCAGTGCCGAGGCATTTGCTATCGGTGTTGACGTTTACACAAAAGACGAAACCGGGTCGATGATTCCTTGCGTTGCGGGTGAATATCAAATGGAGGACGGCACGATCATCGTTGTCGGCGAAGACTCAAAAATTGCCGAGATGGGTATGCCTGAGATGGAGCAAGAGATGTCATCCGCCGATTTGCTTTCAGCAATCGAATCACTTTCAAATCGCGTTAGTGCGCTTGAGGGTGAGAAGGCCACACTCGAAACTCAACTCGCTATCGAAAAAAGCAAGAGCGAAAAATCATCAACTGATTTGAATACTTTAAAGGCCGAACTCAGCGCGTTGCGTAAAGCACCCGCAGTCGAGTCAGTAAAGTCAAAAGTTGAATTGAAAAAAGCAACCAAGTCGGTTGATTTAACACCAGTGAAACCATACGCGCAAATGACTCTCAAGGAGAGAATCGCGTTCAACTTAGAAAATCAATAAAAAGTAGCACATAAAATGGCAACAACAGTAACCAATCCAACAACCTATGCGGGAAAGTTCGCGGGCGAATATATTCGTGCTACTTTCTTGGCGAATGACACCGTTAACGCGGTAACATTCAAAGAAAACATCGATTACAAAGCGGTAGTAAAGCGCATCACCGATGATGTGTCATTTGCGAATGCAACTTGTGATTTCACTCCAACGGGCACAATCGCATTGAACGACCGAGTTCTCGAATTGAAAAAATTGCAAGTTCAACGCAACTTGTGTTTGAACGATTTCATTGATGACTGGACATCACGCGATGCTCAAAACGGCGACCTCGGCACAATTGTGACTGAAAATGTAATCGCAACGATGCTTGAGGGTATGGCGCAAAAGAATGAACAACTCATTTGGACTGGTGCATCTGCTAACGCGGGTGAATATGACGGTCTTTTGCAACTTATCGGTGCTGATGCTGATGGCGATATCAACTTTGTTGCTTCGCCAGTTGCAATCAATAGCGGCAACGTAATTGCTAAGATGCAGTTGTTGATTGCTGAATTGCCACAAGCGGTTAAGCAAGCAAATGAGAAGCCGACAATCTATGTGTCTGCTGATGTTTGGGAGGCGTATATGTACGCTAACGCGGCGGCGGGCAATGGTTGGTACACCTACGGCGGTGCTGAAGTTCCTAAGTTGTTTATGGGTCTCTATCCGATCGCGGTTTGCGCCGGGATGCCCGAGTCAACAATGGTAATGTCACGCAAATCAAACCTTTGGTTTGGTACTAACGTTCTCAGCGATTGGAACAATATCCTCGTTGCGACGGGGAGGTGTAATGCCTCCCCATTTTATACTTAAAAAAAATGAGTTGTGTCCTTAGTAGAGGTTTCCTACTTTCTTGCAACGAGGGAGTCGGAGGCATAAAGCAAATATATATCGGCAACTTTGCTGATTTCACAAGCGGCGTTGAATTTACGAGCGGCATCATTACTGATTTGCCCGCCGCACAAATTTTTCCATACGAGGCAAATCGTAACACGGGCGGCGTAACTATCGCCCCGAATGCGAATCTTGAGAATGGGACTTTATATTATACTCATACCGTTGAGATGACTCTCGGAAAACTTGATCCGGATAAAAAGGCCGAACTTGAGCAACTTGCCAAGACTCGCGTCGTTGCGTTCGTTCGTTTGTTCGATGACCAAATAATGATGGTCGGCCGTCAAGATGGATGCTTTTTGACTGCGGGTACTTTCGGAAGCGGCAAAGCACGCGCCGACCTCAATGGATATCAAATTACATTGACCGCCGAAGAACCGAATCAACCTGACTTTTTACAACCTTTCGGTGCTGACCAAGTTCCTTTTGAGAATTTCCCTCTCATCACTATTTGGACACCCGGCCCTTAATTTGGTTTTGGAGTATCACCTTGGAAAGGGAGAGGGGTTTATCTCCTCTCTTTTTTTTTAACTTAAAAAACGCGATGATATATTTAAACACTAACACCGCAAGTCAAACGATTCGATTGTCACTCGACGAGGCGCGTCAGTATTACTCAACCGCGTTCACTCATTATTTGGTTGTATTGACACACGAGGAAAACTCAACAACTGGCGTATCTTTATCGCAAGTTGCAACTATCGTGAGCGAATCACAACGAATAACAACTTTGACAATTACAACGGTATCATTGACCTTGGCGGGTCGCTATCGTTATTATATATATGGTCAAAACTCAAGCAATAACACGAACCCAACGGACGAGACGGTTGTCGGGTTGTGTGAAATTGGTTGGTGTGATATGACCGACGCGGCGACTTATTATGACTTGCCGAACATAACAATCAACAACGATGTCATTTACAATGGATAAGAATAACGTGGTCAATTTGATGCTCTCCGATTACACGCCAGTAAGCGCGAGTGAGAAAACCGACCGAGGCGGTTTCGTGTCGTTTGGGGTCGATAATTT